CTTAGTAGGGAAGTATCGGGCATTAGACGGCTCTCATGTAATCCTTACGATTAATCAGTTCGATACGCATACGAGACAATCCTTCTGTGTAATCTCGCAATGCAAGCTGTGAGAATTGCACATCGGAGCGTAGCATGTGTGCGTAGTACCTAGCGCGATTTACAATAACGTCGTGAAATCTTTCTGGAATAGTAGGTGTGTCTGTGTTTGAGGACATGTCGCTGACTGTCTTATAGTAGTAGTACCTAACGGTGTAGGTGACAATCCTAGCTTTTGGTCAGGCGTCTTATAAATAAACTCCGGCAGGGCACGTGAACCCGTGTCGGGATTTGTATCGGTCTCATTGCGCCGATCTAAGTATTCATTAAATGAAAGATATCTTAGTTTTTTTTCTGCTGTCGATGCGGATTCTTGTACAGTAAAGCTGTCATAATCAACAGTCTTCGCATCTGATTCTCTGGCATACTCTGCTGTTCCTGCAGTAGTTGTGAAAGATTGACTAACAACAGTAAACGGCCACTCGATTTCTGAGTTGATAATGTCACGTTGAGCCTTGTTCATAAAATCAGCAACAGATGTTTGTATACCCCTAGTCGAAGTCACGTTAGTGATTTCAACCTCGTTGATCTCTCGAAGAACAGCATTGCAGAGTTGGAGATAGTTCATGTCTTACCTGTGAGGTTCGTAAAATTCTTCGGCAGCAACGACGACTGTCAGGGTGTCAGCGGTGCCTGCAGCTACGATAATCTTGTCACCCGCGTGGCAGTAGAGAGGCTTGTCTACTGTAAAGAGTGATTCAGAACCTTTGCCTGTCACTGCGTGGGACGAAAACAACGTGTGTGTAGTCGAGGCATCAGCTTCGTGAAACTTTAGAGTGTAGTTACGATTACTAGAATCGTTGTTGGTTATCAGGACGTGTTCAATGTGGGACGAAAAGTTTGCCGGAACAACGTAGCAATCTGTATCATTCGTACTTGTCAGGGCCGTTGCTTGGGTAACAAACTTGGAACCTCCATTTAATACTGGCATATCTAGTACCCGTTAAGCTTCGCTATCCAGAACTGCAAGTGCTGCCAGCTTGTCCTCAGCATCCGCCCAAGCTTGGACCGCCTTGTCCATTTCTTCAAGCAAATCCGGATGTTCACCGATAGCAGCAGGATTGTTCGTGTAATTCGCATATACAAAGAGTGCATCTTTTTGCTGGGCCTCGTACTTGTGCTTCAATGCTTCGTAGGCAAGTCGTTTCATGTCGGTCTCCCTGTAGAGCATTATACACCTATTTTAACAGTTTGGCAAGGACTTATTTCTTTTGTGACTCGCGGATTGCTTTGAGTGTTTCTTGGATGCTTGGTGGCTTGGCATCGTTAGGCTCATACTTACACTGAAACTCGCGGGGGAACCACTCGTCCATACGAAAAAACAACGTGTCCACCGTATTGTTTACGCCGTGATATACGCACACCCTTTGCTTGTCTACGGTGGTGCAGCCCTTCAACCGACAGGCCACGTACTCTGGGTCTGCAGCGTGAGCAACCTGCCCCTTCATAAAGACGACGAAAGCGTATAGGGCTGCGGCACCTGCAGTAACTACCAGTATCCACGCTACAATCTCTACGAACTTCTGTCTGCGTTCACGCTGTTTGTAGAGTGTTTCCTTGCGCTGCTTACGTATCTGACCTTCCATTGCTACGAGTGAGTCCCACTTTGACTTGCCCATCGTCAGGCTTATCCACTGCTGTAGTTCGTATCGCTGCTGCCTTGCCTTCTCCTTGTTGGCAAATGCAGTTATAGCTTCCTGCTCCACCGTCTGTCCAGCAAACAACTTCTTGAATATCGGCGGGTTCTTGGCTTCCTTCTCCGCCTGCTCCAAGTCAGACATGGCACCCATCCAACGTGACAGGTCACCCGCCATCTGTTCGATATCCCGACCTACGGCAAAACCCTTCTTGATTGCAGAAAAGGCTGCCGAAGCAGTTGCCATTGCGGAAATGGGGTCCATCAATATACTTTCGTGTTGTTGTCGATTAGTTTTGGTAGACAGTAGGAGGTTATCTTTTCTCCCTGTTTGTGTAGGGTTTGTGCGTACCACACACAATCATTGAGGTCGGCAAAGTACAAGTCATTACTGACCATCTTCTTGTCTTCCCCCGTGCCCAAGAAAACGAACAGGAGAAAGACGTGTTTCATTACGTACTCCGTGAACCCTTATATTTACCCTTAGTAAGAGAGTGAAAAGCTTTTGGAGATATGGGGGCATTAGATTCGTGTCCCGTTTCTCCCTGTTTATTTTGAAAAGGACGGACCTGCACAGTGGGTTTTCTGTGCATAGAGAATGGAGCAATAGGACGGTTATCATAATTCTGCCCCTCCTCTCGACGATTTTTTTCTTCTGTATCTTGCGCTGAACGTGGTACTTGATACCTCATCAAAACTCTCCCTTGACCATTGCGTCCGAAAGCTTAGTGGCCCGCGAACCGACTTGTGTCGCCCAAC